ATGTAAATGTGTCTTTTAATGCGGCATCATCTACAGATAAATCTACGTTTCTAACATAATTGTTTTGTCCTACAACCCTAATAGTAATATTAGAATCATTAGGTACAGTATCAAACACAGGATACAAAGAAGTAATTAAAGAACTTCCTGTAATATCACCTGAGTTAAGTTTCTTTTTCTCTATATAAGAAGTATAAGACGCTAATGCAGTACCATTCCACATCTGATAAGCATCAGACTCTACAAGAGTTGTTGTTGTATTAGTTGTAAAGTATACTACTTCTTTACCATACTGAAATGCGTTAGACACATTAGATGGACCAAAGAAAGAATATGTCATGTTAGTAGCTTGTCTTCTAGACCATGTATTGTTTTTATAATTATAAATTAATACTTCATTACATACAGTAGAATTTCCTTTAGGATAATTAATCCATATTTCTTTATAAAATGCATGTCTTGTTACATGAACTTTATCAATAGCATTTTTATTTAAATTATTATAAAAATACTTTTTAATTCTGAAGTCAGCAAGTGATTCAATACTACCTGAACCATTATGTAAATAAATATCGTTACGGTCAACAACAAAATGTTTACCATCAAACTCACATACACAATCTACAGATAAAATTCCATAAGACTCACTATAAGGAACAACTCGTGTTCCATTAATTCCAATAGACAATATACTAATACTGTCTGAAGAATATATAAACATGCTACCTCTCAACTCAGCCATATCTAATATGGGAGATGTAGAGTTAACTTCAAATTCATCTGCAGTGTCTGTGGTAAGATCTGGTTGCCATACATTAGGTATAGCTCCTGTAGCCGCTTGTGCAGACACTCGTACAGTACTTGGTGCGTATGTTGTTAAACCCGTAGTGCTATTGATAATAGTTAGGTTAGCCGCAACAAGTGAGTAATTAAGTGACCTAACTACTTTAGCGGTAATAGTTAAATTACCAAGATAATTCCAGTTAGGAAGTGGGAGAAATGCAGAGTCAGCATTGACATCTCCGTACAAACAATATATAGGAGTTGTTCTACCATTATTAAGCACAACAGCAAAGCCACCATTAAACAATGTAGCTTGCCAGTCGCTGTTTGTGTAAGTACCACCAACACCAGCATACATAGTAGACTGATTGCCAGCAGCATCTACACGAACAACATTACCGTCTTTAGCAAAGATATTATAGCCTTGATCTGGACGTCTCCAATGAATCCCAAAATCAGGAGTAATAGAGACTGTCCTCGATATAGATTCACCTGTAATTGTTGATACTGCTTCATCATCAAAGCGTACATTGAGTACGTCTGTAAATGTATTTTGAGGTACAATCATAGGAGGTAAGTCTGTATTAAGACCGCCTTGCCCCAGTTTTTCGATTGGAATTGCCATGAGATATCCTTTTTATTACTATTAGGTACCAAGTAAAGCGCATTCAGCTTTACGTCTTTTGTTAAGACCAGCTAAAACTTTACCCCCACCTTTGTTCCATTTCATTAATTCTACCTTAGCGGCTTCCCAATCTTGCTCATTAATCTTTCGTCTTAATGTACTTGTTTGTAGCCTACCAACACCTAAGTTATAACAGAAATCAACAATGGCGTTTAATTTCTTTTCATCTGTAGCTAGTACAGGACAATGCTTAAGTGCTCCGGGCAAATAAGTATGATGTAATTCTTTAAGTAAAAGATCATAAGCCTCAGGCTCACTCATAGGAGGATCCTGAAGCGTTACTTTCTTACCATCAGCATAGTATGTACTGCCGTAACCTATAGTAGCTACATTGGCAGGACACATGTAAGGCTTAGAACTAAAGCCTTCAAAATGTTTACACAAGTCTGCGGCTATAGTTAAGTTCATAGTCCACGCTTGCTTAGTGTACGATCAAGGAACCAGTAATTAAGAGTACCAGAGACAAGAGCCGCAAAATCTGCTGACATCATTACCTTGAATACTTCTACTGGAGGCATACCACTGTTCCATGAGTTGTAAGCTAACCAGATATGCACAAATGACCACAGAATTAAAATCCAATATGTTACTACAGGTCTTACTGAAGCTGACAATGCGGCTACCCATCCACTACCAGCGGCTTTAACCATTGCTGTTTGTTGTTCAATAGCAGACTGGAAAGCATCCATAACACCGACATCAATAGCGGCTTCACGTTGAGCACCAATTTCTGCTAGCTTCTGTACACCTCGTTGAGCTTCAAGATCACATTGAAACTTAAACATATTAAGCTCATGACTACGCTCATTCTTCTTATCTAACCACTTAAGGACTTCAGGGGCTAGTCGGAATAGACCACCAAACACTGATCCTAGAATACCACCACTTAAAATATCTAACATATATTAATCCTTACATTTATGGCACTTGCCATCTTCATCATGAGAGAGTTTAACTCCAGCTAATAGACCAATGAAACCACCTACAATAGTCTGAAATGCTGGTGAGAGGAGCTTAAAGATCTCTGCATTGTCAACCTCTTTAGCCCATAGACCAAGAACAAAAGCAGCCATCATAGCTAATACAGATAAGCATAAAGTAAAGCTTACCATAAACGTTACATAAAACGTTAATTTAGATTTAGTATCTTCCATAGACTTCTCCTTACGCATAGGCATCAAAGGTTGGGTTATTGATTTGTCTCTCAACAATAAGCTCTTTATTTTTAATGTTATATAACTCCAACTGGTAATCACGAAATGCTTTAGTAGATCTCTCAATCGTTCTAAGTAATTCTCTTTCAACATTTAATACTTCCATTTTCTTGTTATACAATTTTAATTGTGTGTCTGCATATGTAGGGTGAACTACTGGATAAAGCTTATCATAGCTGTACGTCTTCATTTCTTTTCCCTTTCAACTGCATTTTTATAGGCTCTGATAATTAAGTGCCTTAACTCTGCACTATCTGCGCTTCCAGCCCACTCTGATATATTATTCCATATAACTACCATGTCTTTGCTTGAACATAAATTATAATGGTTGTTTAACCACATAGACATCTGCTGATGACGTTCTGAAGGATTATGAATTTTATAAGCTATTCCATAAAATTCTCTTACGCTACACTTGTCCTCAGCAGATGATGTTAAGGTTAATAAAAGTATAGCTAAGAGAATCCACTTCATTTTATATGAAGCTTGTTATCTATTGCTAACCATATAGCACCAAAGAATGTACCAACAATAATAATTGGTTTAACTGCTCTGGCAAACCACTCAAGGACAATAAATGCACCTTGAGCAGCATTAAAAGCTTTGACTACTTCATCAGTGCTTTTATCTAGTTTATCTACTTTGGCTTCTACTGCTAGGAGTCGTTCGTAGATTTGTTCGTGAGTTACTTCTAGTTTTAACTCTTGATTTTGTTTTAGTTCTAGCATGATGTTATTTTATGATAATGCAAATGTGCCAGATGAATTAAATGTGTGGATTGTGTAACCACCTACTAATGTAATTACTCCACCAGTAGCTCTTTGTGCACCAGCATATTTAATAATTACAATACCTGAACCACCATTACCTCCTCCAATAGAAGAACTATAGTTTGCACCACCACCACCACCACCAGTGTTTGCTGTACCTACTCCACCGCCTTGATTATAACCTGCAGTGCCAATACCACCACCACCTAAACCACCAGCTCCTTGTGGAGGAACAGTTTGTGTTGAATCTTGAAGATTTCCACCGCCACCACCTGCATAGTAGGTAGCTGTTCCATTAATACTATATTGAAGACCATTGCCTCCAGAACCACCAAGGTTTAAGTTTCCTACGCCACCAGCAGCACCTGCACCACCACCCCCACCGCCTGGATAATTTGCACCTGCTACATTTGGAAAGCCACCAGCAAATCCTTGTCCTGTTGTTCCAGAACCCCCAGTTGCTTGAGTTCTTCCACCGCCACCGCCAGAACCGCCCGACAATCCGTTTGCACTATTACCGCCCGAGCCACCTCCACCACCACCTATTGCAACATAACTACTAGTAAAAGAAGAATTAGTTCCACTAAAACCATTACCTGATACTGATGTATATGGAACACCAGAACCAGCTCCACCTGCACCAACAACAACAGAATAAGAAGTAGAACCTGCTAATGTAATAGCAGCTCCGTTTGGTGTTTTAGGCGTTTCTGCTCCGTAGTAAAGTAAGCCACCAGCGCCTCCACCACCACCAGAGTGAAGTCCCCCGCCTCCTCCTCCGGCTACAATAAGCAATTCAACAGTATTGGTAGGTGCTGTATAAATTGCATACCAAAGAGCAGTTACAGAATCGTAATATTCAATATAGCCAAGTGAAGTATTAAATCTTGTCATGCCATTAGTAGGGCTTGCGGGACGCTGTGCAGTAGTACCATTAGGTAATTTAAAATAACCTGTAGACGTATTATTAGTATCCGAAACAGTTGTAGCAGTTGCAACTCCACCACTAGCATTAACAGTTTGATTAGGCCAAGTACCAGTAACAGTAACATTAGTTCCCGCAACAATACTTGGTGTTGTAGTTCCTGTACCACCGTTAGCTACAGGTAACGTTCCAGTAACACCAGTAGTTAATGGAAGTCCTGTAGCATTTGTTAATGTAGCACTTGTTGGAGTTCCCAACACAGGTGTTACAAGGGTAGGTGATGTAGATAATACCGCATTACCTGTTCCTGTTGATGTTGTTGTTCCTGTTCCACCGCCACCAGCAGTGAGGATACCATTTGAATCTATATTATCTGCTATCTTAGATAAATTACGTGGGATACTCATGTAGCCTCCTTGAATTTAATTTTCATATTATTTCCTTTAAGCTGTGTAAGTACCTGATGAAGTAAATGTGTGAATTGTGTAACCACCGCTAGAAGTAATTGTGCCGCCTGTGCCTTTTTGAGTGCCTAAATACGAAACAACAATTACTCCTGAACCGCCATTACCGCCAATTCCACCACCTCCCGCACCTCCTCCACCACCACCGCCAGTATTTGCTGTTCCTGCAATGCCAGTTCCACCTGTAGGAGAGCCACCATTACCACCGCCACCTTTTTGACCTGCAGTAGAAGTTCCTCCACCTAAACCTGCTGTTGTGCTTCCACCACCGCCACCACCTGCATAGTAAGTTGTTGTTCCTCCAACTGTGTAAGCAGTAGCAATACCTCCATTGCCACCAACTGAATTACTAGCATTAACAGCAGCACCACTTGAACCACCACCTCCACCACCAGCGTTAGATGTATCCCCGCCAATGTCTGCCGCAGAACTACCTGCAAAACCTTGACCAGCAGTTCCAGAACCACCGGGGCCGTTTCCTCCGTAACAACCGCCACCACCTCCAGAACCACCACTAGCACCATCTCTTACAGGAGATGGATTAGAGCCACCACCGCCACCGCCACCAATCGAGGTAGTTGTGTCAAAAGTAGAATTTACGCCATTACTGCCTTTTACACCTGTACCTGCACCATTACCCCCTGCGCCAATTGTTACCGCATAAGGGGTTGATGAAATAACAGTCAAACTTGAAGTTCTATAACCACCAGCTCCACCGCCACCTGCGTAAGCGCCTCCACCTCCTCCTCCTCCAGCAACAACTAAAACGTCAATAGAGTAAGACGTTCCAGTATAAATTGGAAGCCAATTAGAAAGTGAAGTGCTATACCATTCAATATAACCAAGCGTAGTATTAAAACCAGATTGCCCTGCTGATGGTGACGCAGGTCTATTTGCAGTGGTCCAAGATGCGGGTGTTGTACCCTTTGTACCATCAAGTGTAATAGGCATATTGTCTCCTTAAGGTGCTACGACTTCGACCCACGCTGTTGTAGGTTCATCCCAACGATATACCTTGTTATCCGATGGATAAGGTGTTGGGGGATTCCACAAGCATGTTGTCTCATTAAGAGTCCATGAATTAAAAGGTTGTGGAGGAATAAATGCGTCTCTAGTACGGTCATATGTATAACCAATACCCGCATAATTCTTACGGAGAGGTGTACCGCCATTGGCATGTACTCCTCCGTGTGTGTTGTATGATGTTTGAATCCACTCACCCGGACTTGTGTCTACGAATGTTGTGAAAAATTCGGGTTCAGCAACGATTACTTGCGTTACTTTTCCGTCTGTTACTTTTGCAAAATGTGCCATGTTATTTATTTTCCTTAATGTTAAGCAATGTATGTACCTGAAGATGTAAATGTGTGAATAGTGTAACCTCCAGCAGAAGTTATTGTTCCACCCGTACCACGTTGTGATCCTATATATCGTAAAATTACAATGCCAGAACCACCTGCCTGTCCAGCAAGATTCCAAGGTGCATTAGCACCATTACCAGTATTTGCAGTTCCTGCTGAACCAGCTCCACTAGACCCTGTTGCACCAGCTCCACCCGTAGCATAAGTTATTGCAGAACCAGAATAAGAATTAGAAGTTCCAGCTCCAGCAGAATTATTTAATCCTGCCCCGCTAGATCCCCCTCCACCACCACCTACAGAACCATTACCAGTGCCTCCAGCAAAACCTTGTCCAGAAGTCCCAGCTCCACCAACACCTACTGTGCCATTAGAAAAACCACTACCCCCACCTGATCCACCAGATAACCCATTTAAAGTAGTTGTAGCATTACCTGCACCAGAGCCATTACCTCCACCACCACCGCCTAAAGAAGTATTACCAACAAAAGAGCTATCACTACCTCTGTATTGTAAATTTGCAAAATTACCAGCAACGCCTCCTGCTCCAACAACAACAGAATAAGGAGTTGTAGGAATTAAAGCTTGATTTATTGTTTTTAAACCTCCTGCACCTCCACCACCTGAAGGATCGCTTGTTTCCCCACGACCAGAGCCTCCACCCCCAGCTACAATTAGCATATCAACTAAATACGATGGGCCATCCGAAAGTCCTAGCCAAGAGCCTAGAGTTGCAGAATACCATTCACTATAACCAAGTGTAGTATTAAATCTAATCATACCGTTAACAGGGCTAGATGGTCTTTGAGCAGTAGTACCAACAGGAATAGTTAAAGAACCAGTAGAATTAAATGTTGGATTTTGTGATGTACTTATAGTAAGCGCAGTAGTACCATTAGTTTGTAACTCAAGGACACCACTAGAGTCTGCACTTGTTTTAAGTCCTGCAGAACCGGACACAACGCCATTGTCGGCATTAATTATTGTTGTCATGTTATGTCCTTATCCTACAAATGTACCAGATGAGTTAAAAGTATGATATGTAAATCCACCTGAAGAAGTAATTGCACCTCCAGAACCTCGTTGTCCACCTGCGTATCTAATAATTACAATGCCTGAACCACCATTAGCACCAGCAACATTTACAATGTTAGTAGAGCCGCCTCCACCGCCTCCTCTATTTGCAGTTCCAGCAGTAGGAATACCAGTTACTGATGTTCCACCAGCTCCACCACCACCATTACCACCAGCACCACCATTACCACCACCCCCACCACCAGCATAAAAAGTTCCAAGTGATTGCCAATTTAATCCTACACCGCCAGCACCACCTGAAGAACCTGCCGCATTATCACCAACAGCCCCAGCACCTCCCCCGCCTGAGCCAGAGCTACCGCCTGCTGTTCCACCTGCATTTCCCTGACCTGCTGTGCCTGATCCACCGTTATTTCCGCTACCTGTTCCATTTGATTTAGCGCCACCTCCAGAACCGCCTGATGCGCCTTGATTAAAAACTGCATTAGAACCTTCAAAATTACCACCACCACCGCCACCAATAGCAGTAGCAGAACCTAATGTAGCAAGACTACTATTAGCTCCATTTTGAATTGATGGATTTTGAGATGCAGTAGAACCAGTTCCACCTGCACCAATAATTACTGAATAGCCTATTGATGCAGTTGCTAAAGAAGATCCTGCAAGATAACCACCTGCGCCACCACCGCCAGCACCGTTACCACCACCTGCACTTGTGTAAGCAATACCACCGCCACCACCTCCTGCAACAATTAAATAATCGATTGCATAAGTAAAAGCCCAAGTATTTGTCCAAGAAGAACCATTGTAAAATTCCATTGATGAGTTATCTGAATTCCATCTTTGTTGACCAACAGAGGGGCTTGCAGGGCGTTGTGCAGTAGTACCTACTGGTAATTTTAAAGCACCAGTAGCACTAACAGTTAATACACCACTATCAGGGGTCAAAACAATATTACCAGTAGTATCCCCAGTAGTAACTAACGCTGTAGTACTCGTAGTACCAGCTCTAATTTCACTCATATATTTCTCCTTAAATAATTACCCATCGTTGTCCACTAGCTACAGTCACAGTGTAACCACTCTGAACAGTTATTGGACCAACAGAGAAACCATTTGTTCCAGATGAGATTGTTTGATTAGTTGATACTGAATCAGCGTTAAATGTAATTGGTCCACCACCAGTAGACACAACACCCCATGATGCTGTTGTACCATCTGTTGTAAGATATTTACCTGCTTGACTTGTTTGAGAAGGTAATGATACAGGCGCTGGTAACCATGCACCTGCTGTACCGTTTGATGTAAGCACATAACCGTTTGTTCCACCAACAACTCCGTTAGCCGCTATCTGACCTACATTAAGAACATTATATACAATTGCTTCAACAATATCGTTTAATGCCGCAGCTGAAGCAAGAACAAAAGTTGTTCCATTAGATGCAGTATAGTCAGTACTATCTAACAACACACCATTAAGATATACTTGCAATAGTGCTGATGTATAGCTTACTGTAAATGTGGTTTGACCTGACGTAGCAATAAAGGATGTACGTGTGTATGTTTGTGTAGGTAATGTTACAGGTGACCAAGAGGCAGTTGTACCGTCTGTCGTAAGGTATTTGCCTGATTGACTTGTCTGAGAAGGTAAAGTATCAACAATTGCCCATGATGAATTTGTTCCATCCGTCTTAAGATACTTATTAGCATTACTTGTTTGGCTAGGTGCAAGAGCATTAAATGCTGTATTAGCAGTTGTCTGTCCTGTACCACCATTAGCAATAGCTACTGTACCTGTAACGTTAGCCGCATTGCCTGTTGTATTTTGATTCCATGTCGGAACTGCACCTGTTAAACCTGAGTAAGCAACGTTAGTTGCGGTAGCCGCTAAAGTAGCAGTGGCGGCATTACCTGTTGTATTTTGATTCCATGTTGGGACTGTACCTGTTAAACCTGAATAAGCTACGTTAGTAGCAGTAGCCGCATTACCTGTAGTATTTTGATTTAAAGTTGGTATATCTGAAGCAACAACTGCTCTAAATACAGGTACACCAGCTGTTCCATCAGGAGCCGCTAATACAAAGTTTGCAGTCTTAGAGGCATATGGGTTTTGTGTATCACCGTA